CACCTTTGACAGTGGTTGCTCGTATGGCACGTCAGATGGATACAGCAAATGTTGATTCAAGAGGTAGATGGCTGGTATTAGACCCGGTATTTATTGAGATGCTCAAAGACGAAGATTCACGTATGTTGAATGCTGACTTCGGTGGAGCAGGTCTACAAAACGGCTTGGTCTTAAACAACCTACACGGCTTCCGTATTTACCAATCCAACTCTTTACCTGCTAAGGGTACAGGTGCTGGAACTTCTGGTGCACTAGCACAAGACGTAAACTTTGGTGTTATCGTAGCTGGACAAGACGATGCAGTTGCATCTGCTGAGCAGATCAACAAGGTTGAGAACTATCGTGACCCAGATTCATTCGCTGACATTGTTCGCGGTATGCATCTTTACGGGCGCAAGATTCTTCGCCCAGAAGCATTAGTCACAGCGCACTACAACGCTGCGTAATAAAACTTAATATTGGGGCTGGTTTTGTACTGGCCCCTTTATACACATTTGAAATTCTGTAGGAATTAACATGGCGACTTATATAAACTTAGTGAACGAATTACTTCGTCGTCTTAACGAAGTCGAAATTAGTGAAGCAGATTTTACTACAACTAAAAACGTTCAGTCTCTAGCTAAAGATGCTGTTAATTCTTCTATACGTGAAATATTACAAGATGCACAAGAGTGGCCTTTCACTTTAGTAACATATGAACACACACTAGCTTCTGGTACTAGCACGTATGAATTCCCTGCTGATTATTCAAAAGCTGATTGGGAAACCTTTTATCTAACAAGTGCACAGTCTGCCCAGCCAACACATCTACCTAGTATTTCTTACGAAAGTTATGTATCCGAGAAGAGAAGCATAGATGATGTAGCTGGTGTAAGTGGTCATGGTAAACCTACTACAGTATATAAAACACAGAGTACTAAGTTTGGAGTTACACCTCCCCCTGATGCTGCTTATGTTATAGAATACAGCTACTGGAAGTTTCCTGCAGACCTAACATTAAGCACGGACACTTGTATAATACCAGATAGATTTAGACATGTAGTACTTGATGGTGCTATGATGTACTTAATGCACTTTAGATCTAATGAACAGTCTGCACAGCTACACGCCGATAAGTTTAAAAAAGGTATAAAGACTATGCGTAGACTATTAGTAGATACTAAGGACTACCTAAGGTCTACTGTAATAAACAGAATGGGTAACTCTTTCTATAAGAATGATGTCTAGATGGTAGATAAACTAAATACATACCTGTCAGTTTGTGCTGGAGGGTTGATCACTAATGTTGATCCCTTGACCCAAGCTTCAAACCTATCAGGTAGTGCTATACGTATGATAAACTATGAACCTGCCCTAGCTGGTGGGTATCGTCGTATTAGTGGGTATGCTAATGACTATGGTACTGTTCCCGGTACAGGTGCTGTACTAGGTGTAGCAGTAAATGGTAACTTAGACGATGGTATATTTGCATGTAGAAAACCTACATCAGGGCATGACTACTTGTATAAATGGCAGGACTCCAATGATTCTTGGGTAGCTATACCCGAAGCTGGTAACCCTGACATGACCAATGTTAGTAAAGTAAGATTTACTAGCTTTAACTGGTCAGGTGAAGTGATGCTTCTTACTGATGGTGTAAATCCTGCAGCTACATATAATGGTACTGCATATTCACAGATAACACATGCACAAGCTCCAAATAACCCTAAGTACTCTGAAGAGTTTGCATCTCATATATTCTTGTGCGGTGATTCATCTGAGCCTTACAATATATACTTTAGTGCTCCACTAAACCATTCTGACTTCAGCCCTGCTAATGGTGCTGGTGTTATTAACGTAGGTTATACTATAACAGCTATTAAAAAGTTCCGTAACCAGTTATACATCTTTGGTGCTAATAATATCAAAAGACTGATAGGTAATAATGCGGCTAACTTTACACTAGAAAATGTTACATCAAATATGGGTTGCCTTGCACCTGATTCTGTGGTAGAGTTTGGTGGTGACTTATTATTCTTAGGTCCTGATGGTATACGTCCTATATCTGGTACTGATAAAATAGGTGATGTTGAACTTGCTACTGTATCTAAAGAAATACAGTCTATATTTGATAACTATTATTTATCAGAACAAATTGAAGACATTAGTATTGTTGTACTAAGAAAAAAGTCACAGTTTAGATTCTTCTTTAAGAATGATTCATCTCTATCTTTGATAGGTGGTATACGTAAGAGTCAGAATAAACAGAGTATCTTTGAGTATAGCCAGTTGATTGGTATAGAAGCTAATTGTGTAGATAGTGGTTACATAGGACAATTTGAACATGTAATACATGGTGATGGATCAGGTAAAGTACATCGTCAAGAAAGAGGTAATAGTTTTGAAGGTGGAGATATATTTAGTTTATACCAAACACCTTACTTTTATATGCAAGATCCAGAGGTACGTAAGGTAGTACATAAAGTAAATACATATCTTAAGTCCGAGGGTAACACAGAAGTTTTTGTTGGTGTATCCTACGACTATGATGATACAAATACAGTAAATCCAACAAACTATGAGTTTAGCACGGAGGGTGCGGCTTCAGTTTATGGTACGGCTATATATGGAGCAGGTGGTATATACGATGGTAACCCATCACCTAAAACTCTTACCAACATATCAGGATCAGGTAACTCTGTTTCAGTAAATTATGTTACCAACAATACAAACGCAAGTCATACTATACAGGCAATAGCCTTGACGTATGAGACAGCCGACAGGAGATGATACTTTGGCAGGTTACGTAAGACAGTCTATAGCAGACATAGTACCAACAGCTACACTACGTGCAGCCCCTATTAACGCTGAGTATAACAAACTCCGTGATGCATTTGCTGTATCAAGTGGACACAAGCATGATGGTTCAACAGGAGAAGGTGGATACATTCCTCTTATCGGTGATGTTGATGCATTAAACAAAGTTTCTATAAACACTAACAATAATACAGTAGGTGTATTCGTAGAAGTATCTTCAGCTGCTGTAGAACAAGTGCGTTTCCAGGATGGTGTTATACTCCCAGTTACTACTAACGACATTGACTTAGGTTCAACTTCAGCTAAGTTTAAAGACTTACACTTACAAGGCACAGCTACTCTAGCTACTGTAGATATTAATGCAGGTAATATTGATGGTACTATCATCGGTGCTTCATCACCTACATCTGCTACATTTACAAGTGCTACACTAAACAATAACCTGAGTGTTACAGGTACATCAACACTTGTAGGCACTACAACTATTACATCAGTAGACCTAAATTCTGGTGCTATTGATAATGCTGTTATAGGTTCAGCTACACCAGCGGCAGGTACATTCACTACACTTAATGCTAACACTTCTTTAGTAGCCGCTACTGCGGATATTAATGGCGGTACGATAGATGGTGCTGCACTAGGTGCAACTACTCCAAGCACAGGCTCATTCACTACACTAGGAGCTTCTGGTACATCAACACTTGCTACTGTAGACATTAACGGCGGTAACATAGATGGTACTATTATAGGTGCATCTACAGCAGCCACAGGTAGCTTCACAACGCTGTCTACATCAGGTCAGGCTACCCTAGCCTCTGCTGACATTAATGGTGGCTCTATAGACGGCGCTACAGTTGGGGCATCAACAGCATCCACTGGTGCATTTACTACACTGTCTTCATCGGGTGGTATCACAGGTAACTTAACTGGCAACGTAACTGGTAATACTGCAGGGGTACATACAGGTAATGTTACAGGTAATGTCACGGGTAACCTAACAGGTAACGTAACCGCAGGTTCTGGTACATCTACATTTACTAACGTAGTGGTCAACGGCAATCTTAATATGAATGCTGGTACATCTGCTACTATTACTAATCTAACAGCACCTAGTTCTGACCTTGATGCCGCCACTAAAAAGTATGTAGACGATGAAATATCTACTCTGATTGGTGATGCAGGTGCAGGTCTTGATACACTAGGTGAACTAGCTGATGCTCTAAATGATGATGATGACTTCAGCACAACTGTAACTAATTCTATTGCGACTAAACTGCCAAAAGCTGGTGGCACTATGACAGGTGCTATCGCAATGAGTACCAATAAGATTACAGGTGCAGGTGATCCTACATCAGCACAAGACGTAGCTACAAAAGCATATACAGATGCACAAAGAGATACACGGGTAGCTAAGACAGGCGATACGATGTCTGGTGCATTAGCTATGGGTAACAATAAGATCACTGGTCTTGCTACACCTACTGCTGGTACTGATGTTACTAATAAAATTTATGTAGATGGCATATTAGGTTCAGCTACTGCCGCCGCTACATCAGCTACGAATGCCGCTACAAGTGAAACGAATGCGGCTACTTCAGCAACGTCATCCGCTAATTCAGCGGCGGCGGCCTTGGTTAGCCAGAATGCTGCGGCAGCTTCATATGATAACTTTGATGATAGATACTTAGGTGCTAAATCATCTGCTCCTACTGTAGACAATGATGGTGATGCACTTATTACAGGTGCATTATACTTCAACAGCACAACTAACATCATGAACGTATACGGTTCTGGTGGATGGCAGTCAGCAGGTTCAGCAGTTAATGGTACATCAGAACGTAACACATATACAGCTACAGCAGGTCAAACTGTATTCGCCGCTACATATGATACTGGCTATATTGATGTATTCCTTAATGGTGTTAAACTACTATCTGGCACAGACTTCACAGCTACAAATGGTACAAGCATTACATTAGCATCAGGTGCATCAGTAAATGATGTAGTTGATATTGTAGCTTATGGTACGTTTGAATTAGCAGATCATTATACAAGAACTGCATCAGATGCACGTTATGTTCAGCCAACACATACAGGTAATCTTGATATAACTGGCACAGTGACTTCTGATGGGCTGACTGTGGATGGTTCTTCACAGACCACTTCACTGTTAGTAAATACTGGTTCTACAGCGTGGGCTGATTCAAATGCGGACGACTTAATTATTCGTGGTGCTGATGTCGGAATAACTATTAGCTCATCAGCTACTGGAGGTATAAACTTTGGTGACTCAACATCGGCAACTAAACAAGGTCAAATTACTTACACGCATTCAGGAGATAATCTTGATTTTTACACCGCCACAAATAAGCGATTAGGTATAGCTGGCAACGGCGACATCAGCTTCTACGAGGACACAGGTACTACTGCTAAGTTCTTCTGGGATGCGAGTGCGGAGAGCTTAGGCATTGGGACGAGTTCGCCTAGTGCGCCTTTAACTTTGAGTGGTACAGGTGCTTCTTCCGCATTTGCAACCTTTAACTCTGGTAATACTGCTGATATAACATCGTACTCAGCAAGAGCCGCCTTGGAGTTAATAAGCTATCAGAGTGACGGTGGTAGCCCATACACCAAAACATCTGCAATTATTGCCAATGGGGATGGTACTGTTCCATCTGAGATGCAATTTTGGACAAAGACCAATGGTCAGTCGTCACCAGCAGAACGTATGAGACTGGATTCGTCAGGCAACGTGTTGGTGGGTAAGACTGGAAGTAACTTATTTACAGTAGGTGCTGAATTAACTTCTACAGGTCAAGTGTATGCTACAGCAAGTTCTGCTCCTACAGCTAGATTCAATAGAAAAACATCAGATGGTGAAATTGTAGACTTCCGCAAAGACGACACAACTGTAGGTAGTATTGGGACTGTTGACGGTGACCTTAATGTTTTTGCTAGTGCTTCTGGGCATAAAGGTTTACGATTTGGTAACGGATATATTGCGCCAACATCTAACAGTACTAGCATTCAAGATGCTACAACTGATTTAGGTCTTTCTACTCACCGCTTCAAAGACCTCTACCTATCAGGCTTGGCTTATACTAATAAAGTTGTAACACAAACTGTTTTTAGGGAAGGTTCAGACGGTTCTGGTCTACATTTTACTACTAACGCTATTTATCCAACTGACCAAACTTCTGCTGTTTCTAATGGAACAGAATCGTTAGGTGCAGCAAATTACCGCTTCAAAGACCTCTACCTTGGCGGCGGTGTATACCTCGGTGGCACTGGGTCGGCTAATAAGTTGAGTGATTATGAAGAGGGGACTTGGACTCCTACTTTGCATGATAACGTAGGGGGTTCTATAAGTTTAGGTACTGCGTATTACACCAAAGTTGGAAGAATAGTACAGGTCAGAATTAATAACTATAATAACTCCAATTTTTCTACATTGAATGCGTCAGGCGCTCTTAGGATTTCAGGATTCCCTTTTGCTGGTACAGGAGGGGCAGTACCTTTTGGTACAAATAATCCTAATAACTTAAATTTATTACTTGATATATCAGGAACGTCTTCTTGGCTCTGGAATGGTAATGGAGCAGTAGATTTTAGCTTTGGGAACAAGGGTTCAATAGGACTTGGAACAGGTGCAGCAAGTATGCGTGGAATTGTAACTTATCAAGCATCATAACCCACTCAGAGATTGGGTCGGACAGGTGGCAATAAAGCCACGATAAACAAAGGAGGCCAATATGGCACTAACAGAATCAACAGTTGAAGATAAGATTGAAGTCGTTGGAGATCACAAGCATGTGCAAGTTCGTACAGCTACAGTGATAGCCAGAGATGGAGCAGAGATCAGCAGATCATTTCATCGTCACTCATTATCTTGCTCAACTAAATCAGGTGATACATGGGCAGACACTGACATCAGTGATCAGTCCACAGAAGTGCAAGCTATCTGTAACGCTGTTTGGACAGACGCAGTTAAGACTGCATACCAGACTGCAATGGATGCACAAGAAATATAACATAAGAGGGATTAGCCAACATGAGTAAGGCACGTACATTAGCCAATTTAATATCTGATAATGCTGAACTAGCAGATGGTCAGATTTCAGTTGCGGAAGTC